ACTTGGTGATCGCTGGCTTAAACAGTTGTACCAGCGCGCCGAGGACAAGAAGACCAAGCGCGTCGATGGCGAGGATCTCGAGAAGTCGGCGTTCGCCTACCAGGGCAGCGACGAACTGGCCGACTGGAAGCTTCCCATCAAGTTCTCCACCGCCGAAAAGACCGAATCGCATATCCGGAACGCCATCGCGCGCTGGTCGAAGACCGATATGCCCAACGAGGCGGAAAAGAAGCGCGCCCGCGGCCGTATCAAGGCTGCGGCCAAAGAGCACGATATCGAACTGGGCGATGACAGCCTGGCCAGTGCCCGCGCCGATTCTGAGAAGTGTGAATGTGATTGCGACCCGTGCGTGGCTGGCAACTGCGAGGACTGCACGAATCCCGACTGCGAGGAGCCCAACTGCCTCTGCGACGCCGCGCAGAACCGCGCGCTGCTCGAGCGCGCCAGGGCGCATGTGTACGCAAGCCTGCACCTGATCGCCTGAGTTTTGATTCCGTTCGCCGCGCTCCAGCAGCGCCGCCTTCAGTGGCCGGCGGAAAGAAGCGACCCACACTTTTGTGTGGATGCCCCTTCCTGGCAACGGCCGCGCCGCCAACAGGTCAACCGCAACTCCGGGCCCCGAGCGATAGGTCTTTGGCTTGGGTGGAACCGTCAACATCACCGCCCCAAGGAGGGCACCATGACGATACTCGAACTCAAATTGAAGCGCGGCCAGCTCGGCACCGAAGCAAGCAGACTGCTTCAGGAGGCAAGCCTCCTTGTCGCCAAGTCCGGCCGCACCAAGGAAGAGACCGCCCGCGCCAAAGAGCTGCGCGCCCAGGGCGCCGCGATGCTCGACGAAGCCGACACCTGCAGTGAATTGATTGCCGCTCTGGAACGTTCCAAGGAGCTCGAAACGGAACAGCGCCGGATCCCCGGGGCGCCCCGGCCCAACCCCGGCTCGGAGGATTTCGCCGGCCGCGACGACATTGCGCACGGCAAGCTGCTCACCAACGCCGTAGAGGTCTACTTACGTTTTGGCGAGCAGGGTGTCGCTTCCATGTGCACAGCGGATGAGCGTAGCGCATTCGCCCGCGGGCGCCGCGATACCCCCGCCCGGACCATCGTGATCGGCGGCGAGCGCCGCGACATCACCGAGGCCGGCACCGGCGCCTATATCGTGCCCCAGGAGTTCTATCCGGAGCTCCTCTCCGGCAGGAAGTTCATCGGCGCTCTCACCGGGGACGTTCACAAGAAAGTTACCCCCGGCAACGGCGCGCCCATGAAGATTGGCCTGGAGAACGATGTCGCCAACACCATCACGGTGATGACCGAGAATACCGACGTCAGCGAGACCGATCCCACCCTCAGCGGTTTCGTCGGGTCCACCGACACCCTGGCCACACTCATCCTGATCTCCAAGCAGGAGCTTGCCGACGCCGGCTTTCCGCTGGCGTCCATCTTCCGCGACCGGCTTACCAAGCGCTACGCCCGCGGCGTTGAGAATTTCATCGCCAACGGCGACAGCTCCAACATCGCCAGTCTGCTTGCCAACGTCTTTACCGGCGCTTCGGGATCGGTGATGGGAACCAACCTCTGGTTCACCACAGCCACCAACGCGGGCCCGGGCTACGAGGATTTCAACACTTGCGAGGGCCTGCTCGATCCCGTTTACGAGGAAGGCGCGGCCTGGTACATGCACAAGTCCACCCGTGTTTATGTCGCCGGCCTGCTCGACACCCTCAACCGTCCGCTCTTCCAGCCCAACCCGCAGAGCGGCATGCTCGACCAGATCCTCGGCTATCCCCTCAAGCTCTCGGCCTACCTACCCATCGGCACCACGGCCAACGCAGAAGGGGTGGTTTTCGGCGATCTCGATGAGGGCTACCTTCTCCGCACCGATGGCGAAATGGTGGTGCAGCGGCTCGAAGAGCGCTTCGCCACCAAGCTAATGGTCGGCTTCTTGGCCTACACCCGTGTCGGCGGCTACTTCACCGATCCGGGGACCCACCCGCTGGTAGGCCTCAAGACCCACTCTTAAGCGCCCTTCAACGCGGCGCCGGCGCTTCTCGGCCCTGAGCCCAGGAACGCCGGCGCGGTTGTCTGAACCTCCAACCCAACCCGCTCTTGAAAGGAGCTTATTCCATGCCCCACACCATTACGCTTTCCAACTCCGGCGCCGTGGTTCCCACCACCGGAGCTCCCGATTACGGCGGCGGCGCAACGGATTTTGCGCTGCTCTGCCTGGCGCTTGGCACCATCGATGCCGCGCTTCCTGGCGCCACTGCCGTTCCTGTCTATGCGGCCGATACTGGCGCAGCCAACGCCTATGCCATTACCTACAGCCCGGCGCCCACGGTGGCGGCCGGCTCGCGCTTCCTGTTCAAGGCCCTCCACACCAATACCGGCGCTTCCACCCTGGCAGTCAACGGCGCCGCTACCGTTCCCATCACCGACAGCGTGAATGCGGCGCTGATCGGCGGCGAGATCCTCGCGGGACAGCTTTGCCTGGTTGTCTACGACGGCACGCAATATCAACTCATTGGCAGCTACAACACGGCGGCCATCGCGGCGGCGATTCAAAACAGCAGCTACGAATACGCGGCCGACACCGGTGCCGTCAATGCCTACGCCGTTGCCCTCACACCTTCACCGGCCGCTCTTGTTGCGGGCCTGTCCTTCCAGTTTAAGGTCAAAACCCTCAATACCGGCGCTTCCACCCTGACGGTCAACAGCCTCGCCACCAAAGCGATCACCAAAAACGGTGCCACGGCGCTCTCCGGCGGCGAACTGGTCGCCGGGGCGATCGTGCTGGTCACCTACGACGGCACGCAGTTCCAGCTCATCTAACCAGCAACCCGGAGCTTGGATCTGTTTTCTCCTCCGCGGCGGTTATCGCTCGCCGCCGCGGCTCTTTTACCGGAAATTACCGGGTTTTACCGGAGCCTTTAAATGAAGAAATTGGCCACCGTCATTGCCGCCGACCGTATTCGGCCCGAAGGCTGCCTGCGGCCGGCTCAGCCTGGCGAAGTTCTCTACCTGCCGGCCGGGCTCGCCCGCGAGCTCGTCAAGCTCGGCGTCGCCGTCCCGGCCAAGCGCGCTCCTGAATTTGCTGTCCGCACCCCGAAAGAGTCCCGCTGATGGCGCTGAACATTCAAAAACTCGCGGATGCCATCGTCGAGCCGATTAGGCGGGCCCAGGCGCATCACCAGTGCCGCATCGATGCCGGGTGTACTCTCGACGACGTGCTGTGGCTGGTCTATATCTCCGCCGCGCGCCAGCTCGCGGAGAAGGTTACCCGGCGCGCCTTCTTCAACCAGACCTGGCAGCGCACTCTCGACAACTTCCCGCTGGCCGCCAGTTTCGATTACACGCCCTCCCCCGCTGACAAGTGGAACTGGCCCGTCTACGGCGGCATGTGGAACCGCCTCACCATCGATCTGCCCATGGGCCGCGCGCTCGCCATCAATGCCATCACCTACATCGACGCCAGCGGCAATCCGCAGACGCTTCCCGCCTCGCAGTACTATGCCGATCTGAGCGGCATCCCCTGCCGTCTCACGCCCTCGCAGGCCGCCGAGAGTGGCATGGTCTGGCCCTGGCAGGGCAGCTACCTTCCTGGCTCCGTCAACATCCAGTGGCAGGCCGGCAGCTACGTTCAGCTCGTTACTGAGACCTTTCAGGCGCCCAGCGCGGCGCCCTGGACCTACCAACTCAAGCAGCCGAGCGTCACTGCCGTGGTTTCGGTTGTGAACGCCGCCGGCGCTTCCGTTACCGGCTGGACGTTCGCGCCCGGCCTGATCGGATTGCCCTCCACTCTCACTCTTCCTGCCGCGGAGGCCGGCCTGCAGCTCACCGTGAGCTATTACGTTGCCGCCCTGCCCGCGGACCTGCTGGTGGCCATGCTGATGCTCGTCGGCCACTTCTATCGCAATCCCGAGGCCACTACGGACCTCAAGATGGAGCAGCTTCCCATCGGCGTGCAGGCGCTGCTCAGCTCCCACGTCGTCGAGTGGACGGATTATCGGCCATGCTGACGCAGTCGGTACTCAATCCCTCACTGCGCGCCGGCGAGCTCGTTCACCAGGTCACCTTTTCGCATCCCGACGTGACGCAGGACAGCTTCGGGCAGCCGATCAATACCTGGAGCAACTACCTCACCACCCGCGCCAAGGTGGAGAACCTGAGCGGCCAGCAGAATTATCAGCAGTCCGTTTTCACCGCGGAAGCGGTCTGGCGCATCACCCTGCACTACCATCCCGGCATCGCCTCCGGCGATCGCTGCTTCTACGGTTCGCACGTCTACGTTGTGCAGATCGTTAACAATCTCTTCGAGCGCAACCGCGTGATCGAGCTTACCTGCCTGGAAATTCAGGGAGCGAGCTGATGCTGGAAGCTGGAATCCAGGAATTGGTGGTCGCCGATGCCGGCGTCCAGGCGCTTATCGGAACGCGCTTCTATCCGGTGATCCTGCCTGAGAATATCGGAACGCCCAACGGGCCGCCTTTTCCCGCCGCCAGCTTTCAGGTCATCAACGACGTGCCGGATTACATTCTCTCCGGCGTCAGCCCGCTGGAGGTCAAGCGCCTGCAGGTCGATACCTGGTCCGGCGGTCCCGACCAGGCTAGTTATGCTTCCGTCCGCAACGTGCAGGCGGCGATCCGCGCCGTTCTGGAAGGCTATAAGGGCACGCTTCCCGACGGCACGGCCGTCGCCGGCATCTTTGTCGCCAACGCCCGGGATCTCTTCGAGCAGGATCCCCGCGCTTACCGCACCACCACCGATTACATGATCCACTTCTACCCGGCCGCCGGATAGCGCGCAGCAAAGGAAAATACCGTGACTCAGACAGCGACGCCGCTTATTGGCCTGGGCTTTGCGCTATCCATCGGCACCCAGGGCGGCACTCCAACCTACACCGTGGTGAACGGCATCAAAACCTTCAAGATGGCCGACGGTTCCTGGGGCACCGAGGATGTCACCGTCCTCAACACCGCGGCCTTTTCGCGCCGCTTCATCAAGACTCTCGAGGATGCCGGCGAGGCCGAGGTCAGCATGCTCTGGGACTCGGCCGATCCCGGCCAGGTGCTGCTGCTCGCGGCCTACGCGGTCGGTTCCAACTCTGCCAACGGCGCCGATTTTCCGATCAAGGCCGCCATGCCTATCGACCTGGCCGGAGGCCAGACCACCACGGGCGACACTTTCGCCTTCAATGGCCTGGTCACCAAGTACAAGCGCCCCGAAGTCCAGGTGGATAAAACCCTCACCTGGGGCGTCACCATCAAGGTCGATGGCGCGGTCACCCTCACCGAAGGCGCGTAAACTTGCTTCTCCAGGGGCGCCGGCGTTATACTGGCGCCCCCGGAGGGGCTATGGCCGTCTGGATCGTCCTTTTTTGTGCTGCGGCGATTACGCTGTGGTTCGCTTTCAGAGCCGCCTTGGCGCCCAGCGCGAGGATTGACACACGCGAATCGAGGTCGCCTAGCCACGCCTCAGGGGCAAATCCGTCAGGCGCGGATCCTGAGAATATGTATCGGGCGAAGTTTAGTGCTAGAGCGGCCTCGGAGGCAGCGAGAGCGCCGGCTGATCCCTTTGTTGACGAGCATCCGGCGCCATTGAGGAATAGGATCGATGCCGTTTGGACTGCAGCTGAACAGCCTACGAACTGGGAGCGTCAACGGAATTACGAAGAGGCGCTAGACGCTCAGCGAGAGCCCAGCGTTTGGCATATCCGCGTAGCTGGCGCTACGCACCCGACTCGGGTAGGCAATGTTGATCGGAAAACGATCTATCGCCAATTAGTTTCCGGCCAGCCACTTCGCATGGTGAGGGAGCCGGATAACGTCTACGATTTTAACTGCATTTGCTTTTGGCTCGACCCGGATGTAGGGCCGCCCTTGGATGTCGGTTATCTCCCGCGGACCTGGGCCGCCCATTTTGCGGCGCTTATGGAGAGGCGCGCAAAATTCTCGGCCTGTGTTCAAAAGATCGAGAGACAGGGGGAGCACGGTCAGTTCCTTTACCTTTTCGTTGAGATTCGCCAAATTTCGGAGCCAGAGATTAAGCATCGGCCGAAAGCTGAGCAGGTGCTTAGAACTTATCGCAAGCAAGAAACCCCGGCGCCAGAGCGAATCGGACAAAGCACCTAACCTGACGTCAGCCGTCGCAAATCAAAGCCGCCTTCGGGCGGCTTTTCTATCGGGGAAGACATGGCCAAGACTGAGAAATTCGAGTTTACTATCGACAAAGTCAATGAAGAGGCGACGCTGCGCGTAGGGGAGGAAACTTTCCAGCTTGAGTTTGATTTCAATGCGCTTTCTTCTTTCTATTCGGTGTTCAAGGTCAACCCTGCCGTCGAGCCCCTCGGCTCAGATCCGGCCCGGTGGGCCGGATTGCTCTGGGTAGGGCTCTTGCATCATCAGCCGGACTTCAAATCAGACACGGTGAGGTCATGGTTCAATTCGCGCTCTTGTTTGAAGCTTTGCGAGGGGACCCTGCGTGCCTTTCGGTTAGCATCTCCGGAGCCGGAGGCTGAGGAGAAATCGCTGGACCCTCCGAGCGCCTGACGGGAGCTGC